TAGTTGACCTGGATGTCGATGTCCGCCTGCGCGCCGTTCTTGTCGTTGACGGTGACCTGCGGGCCTCGTGCGGAGCCTCCGTCGTAGTCCTCCTTGCCCTTGGCCACGTAGCTGATGACGTTGTTGCGGGTGTCGTATTTGACGGTGGACTGCCACGGGAGCTTGCCGTGGAATCCCGCGTCGGCGGAATAGCCGGCGATGGAGCCGCCCATGTTCTTCAACACAACGACCTCTCCCGCGTCCTGCGAATACAGACATGCGGGAATCATCAGCAGACCCGCCACGACGATGGGGACAAAGCCGAGGGTCGCGCCGTCGCCGCCGGTGGCGAGGGCGACGGCGATCATGCCGACTCCGATGAGCAGGAGGATGATTGCGATGATGAACCAGACCATGAGGTTCCTTTCCTTGGATTATGTGTTGGCTCACCTCCCCTAAGCTGGGTATTGCCTAACTACCAGCCTTGAGAGGAGGTGAAAACTAAATGACCAATCGCTTGCATTTGGGATATGAGGACAAGATTTGGCTTCTTGCCGATTCCGTGGATGTCAAGGATCTGCTTGAGGATCTTTCGGAAGCCGCCAAAACCGGTGCCGTGGTGGAGACCTCGGTACGGCGTTCGTCGAATTCCACGGCCGATACGAGCCTCGTGATCAACCCGGCCGTTATTCCGTACTGGTTCGTCGACGAGTCGCAGCCACAGCGGGTGGGGCGTATCTACTGACGTAGCTGTTCCTCGATTCGTTCCATAAGGCTTTCGTCGTGCACCATCACATACCCCGTGAGGTGCACGGCGATTGCCCCGCCAACCAACAGCAACGTCACGCCGTACCCGATGAACCGAACGGCCAGCCTGTACATGTCGCGGACTTCCATCACTTCACCTCGCTTTCGGCGAGCGCTGGGATGGTGTTCTCGGCAGCGAGCGCGGGATCGGTGTTGTCGGCGTTGAGCGCGTTGGCGAGTGTTTCGAGTGGGTCGCCGCCTGAGAGTTGTTGTGCGGCGATGAAGGCTGCAAGGCTGATGTCGTCGCCGTCGAGCCATTTGGCGACGGTCATGCGGTTGCGGCCGCAGGCCTCGGCGATGCTGGTCATTTTGGTTTTGGACAGGAGCACGCGGGTGCGGGTGTCGTGCACGGCACGTTTCGTGGCTTCAACTGCTGGTAGATTAGGCATGTGTTGACTCCTTTGACTGGTTGGAGGTTATGGTGAATGCGGCTGAGTATCTGATTGGCTTCTTCGAAGCCGGGACGACTGACGAAGCCGACAGGCAGGGGTATCGGTTTCCTGATGTCGTGCAAGCCCTCAGCGAAGTCGAGTCAGCGATTGACTCATGGGAGTCCATGGGTGTGGATGTGCATCTGATGAGGTCATGCCTTGAACGGTGGAAGAAGTCGGCATTAAACACGTTCATGGACATTGATGAGCTGCGGTGGGACATGTCGATGTTCACCCATGCGAAAACGCAGGAGAAACTTACCGACGGCGATCTCATGGGACTGCAATCCGTAGCCGAAAAACTATCGGCTTCCACCGTCTCGTACTCCGAGGATGCCCGGCAAAAGATGAGGAACATGATCGAGGAAGCCGTCAAATGCGTCCGTGCGGATGACAGTCTGCCCTCCGACTTGCTGGCGTACTTGTCCCGGTTGATTCGCGAAGCCCGCGAAGCGTTGGACGAATACGAGCTGACCGGCGACTTCAAGCTGTCGGTGGCGTTCGACCGACTGTGCAACGCATTACGAGTGGCCGAAACAAAAACGAAGAAGCATCCCGTGTGGGAAAAGTTCAATGAGCAGTTCATGGTTCCTCTTATCGCTCAGGTCGGGGTGAATGCTGCGGTGTACGGTCTGACCGTCGCTCAGGTGCTGCCTGCGATCGGTAGTTGACCTCGGCAATCAGGTTGTTGACCGCCGTCATCTCGTACTTGTCAATCGCATCGGCGGTCAGCTTCCCCTCGCGCAACAGGCGACGCATATCGGAGCAGAAACCCGTCACGAGATTCATGTAGAGATACAGCTCCCTGACCGGAAGCTCCCTGTAATCAATCTGGGCCATCTCAACCACCTCCGCTGTAAGCTCGTGATTACGGAACTCATGTTAGCTAACGCTTACAATTTGAGCAAGTGCGGCGTGTTTCCACATGCTTACACGTATGTTTGAGCCATGGCAGCAAAAATCGAATGGACAGCAGCGGATTACGCCGCAAAGAATGCGATGGCGAAAATCATCGATGATTCCGCTTTGGCATATAGGGTAATTGCCGAACGCATGGGCGGAGTAGTAAGCCATGTCCGGATTGGATATATCCACAATGGAGAGAAATCTCCGGTGCGCCTGTCAGAGTTTTTGCTGATTTGCGAGGTCTGCAACGCCGACCCGGTGCAAACCCTGCGTGAGATCATCACCGAGGCAAGACACATGGAACTCGAACAACAAACCGCAACGACAAAGAAATCCGCCGGCGAGCGCTTTGTTGTTGATGAATCTACTTCGGAGCCTGACTGGCTGTCCATGGCCGCGAAGCATGGTGATATTGAGGCCGAGCAGGAAGCCTATGAGGAGATGCCATGAGCGAGGACGCTTTGGAATACATCGCCCTGCAATGGGCGAGCCGAATACACGACCGGCCACTACCGGACAAGCTCGAAGGCGTGTACGACGCGGAGCATAACGAGATCATTCTCAGCGACAAGCTCTCGCCTGTCCAGCGCCGGTGCGTGCTGGCGCATGAGATTAGTCACGCCAAGCACCACGACATCGGGTGCAAGACCGATGCCTACACGGAGCAGCGGGCGGACGTTGAAGCCGCCAAAATGCTCATAAGCCAGACCGACTACGTCACTGCCGAAATCCTGTACGGCAACGACGAATGCGCAATAGCAAGAGAACTGAGCGTAATGCCATGGATAATCAGGGCATACAAACAATGGCTGCACGATAGCGTAGCCATCTGAAGAAAGAAGAAATAATGACCGAGCCAGCACCCATGTCGGCACAACCACCGGCACCACAAGACGAACAGCCGGAAACTGTATCTCCGGCACCACACCCGGCAGCGAAGAAACTTCCGATACCCGCCATCATCGCCATCACGGCGGTCGTCGGACTGGTCATCGGACTCGCTGGCGGGATTGGCGGCATGTACCTGTACACCACCCCGATCATCGACAATCTTCGCGAATCTTATTCACAGTCGGAGGCGAAGGCGCAGACCCTGACGGAGCAGCGCAACGAGCTCAGCGGACAAGTGGAAACGCTCCAGCAGCAGGTGGACGAACTAAAGCCGCAGGCCAACGAAGGCAGCTCGGGCCTGACTATTCTGGAGAGGAACGTGCGCGACACAAGCGGCACCCGCGTGGTCGAATACATCGTCCGCAACGACACGAACAAAACCCTTGACGACATCATCCTCGACTTCCGGTACCTCGACGCGAACGACAATGTCGTGGACAGCATGTCGATGAGCAACAATGCCAGTGTGGAGCCCGGCAAGACAGGCATCGTCACCGCATACGTCGCCATGGAAGCGGAACGGCAACCCACCGCGAAGAAAGTTCAGGTGGAAAGCGCGGCCGCCACCATCAACGGGCAACGCTATACCGTGGAAATCCCACAAGACCCAGCCGTGGAATTCTAACGAATAGATTCCAGCCGAACCATGGCATTGCGACAGAGAAAGAGCAGACAATGAAAAAAGCCGTTATGTTCCTGCTAAGCGCGGCAATAGTTGTATCCCTGACAGCTTGCGTCGGATCCGCGAAAACGCATGAGCTCAGCAAACAGTCATTCATTGACGATTATGGGTATTCGGAAGAATACTGGCCTTGGTCGGCGGACGATACGACCGTCGAATGCAAGGATCACAACGCCGTCATCATGACAATCGACGGGACGACGTACCCGCTCAACGGGATGGCGAAGGATTGGAAATACGCCAACGGCGATTTGAACAACGTATGGAAAGACAACCCCGATGTTGACGGGTTGAAGGTTGACGTCAGCGATTACAACCACATAGCACTCGGTTTCTGCGGCATCGATTCACCGTCGCTACATGATTCGACCAATTAAAAAGAATTGCCCTGCCGGCGTTGCAGCGCCAACAGGGCGAGTGAAACATCGACCAGCTTGCTTATTGGAAAAGAGGACGCTTCGCCAACTATCCTACACGGGGCGAAGCCATACCCGAAATGTCAGTTCTTATCGTCCTCGTCAATCATGATGGGGGAGTAGAAGTAGAGTCTGTCCGTGGCGAGCGGTTCGAATTCCTTCGACCAGATGTCGAATTCGGGGTCGTTCTCATCCCGCCCCTCGTTCTCGAAGCCCGCGCCGGAGAAAAGGTGAACGCTGGCCTCGTTCCGGGGGTCGATTTGTGTAAGCACGTACGGGGTGCGCCCGTGTCTGGCGGCGTCGTTCGCCATCCATCGCAGCGCGCAGTCCAACAGTATCGCACCGAGATGCCGGCCGCGTTCGCTCAACGCGGTGGCGATGAACGATATCGCGTAACCACTGGATTCCAGGGCGGCGGGGTCGTATCCGAACTCGCAGAAGCCGACGATGGGAGCGTTCGGGGTTTCCCCGTACTGGAGGACCATCCGGTACATTCCCGGCTCGTCCTTGACGCGGAGTCCGCGGATATAGCGCTGCACGTCCATCGCGTACTCCGGGCCGTTCGGCTCGCAGCAGACGAAGCGGCGCAATGCGAGCTGGTCGCCGGAGTCGCACAGGCGACTAGTGACGATCGCTATTCTCAATCTTCTGCGCCTTCTTCGCGAGTCGTGCCGGACGGTTCATCATCGCGCGGTGCAGTCGCATCCATTTCTCGTCCACGGCGTTGCGTGGCTTGCCGTCCTCGGACGGCGCGTACGCCGGTATTGGCTTCACGCCGGTATCCGTCATGGTCATGGCCGCCTCCTTTCGATTTTGGCGTAAGGGGATAGCTTATGTGTTTCCCTTCCCCTTGTCAAATCCCATTAAAACACATCAAAACCGGTTAAAACACGTTAAAACCGGAAAAACAGTGCAAGCGAGTGAAAATCATGGCGAACGTCACCAGATACAAGACCAGCAAAGGCGAAACGCGCTATCGCGTCCGTTACCGCAAGCCGGACGGCACACAGACCGACAAGCGCGGCTTTAAGAGGAAAATCGATGCCGAAAACTGGGCGGCCGAACACGTCACCATCGCAAAAGCAACCGATATGTTCGTTGATCCGCAGGCGGGGAACCGGCTCATAGGGG